CTATTCCCGTACCAGTCGTAGTGGTAGTCTCTTTTACACGATCTGCAAGTACTAGAGAAGCCATCTTTTATCCTTACGGCGTTGTATCAATCAATTGCCATGTGGTTGGTTCGTCTGACTGAACCAACGCCCACCCAGCCGTCTGCGTGTCCGTTATATTCTGCCAGTTTGCGGTTTGACTGTCGTCAATCAATTTCCAATAAACAGCAATCACATTACCAACCGCGCCACTTGCCAAAACCCCTGTTAGAAACTGTCCACCATTTGTGCTTGCCACTGATCCAACAGACCCAACACCAGACACACCAAGTTCTCGGTATACCCCAACTGTTCCAACACTGCCTACCCCAACATTACCTGTTATAGGTTGCAATATTGTGTAAACAGCCGACCCAACATTACCAGCGCCAGATACGCCCGACAAGGCAACTGATATGACTACGCCAACAGTGCCTACAGTACCTACCGCCACATCCCCCGTCTGAGGCCACTGCTCTTGGTAGTCAACAGTTCCGACATTTCCTGACGCTTGTACTCCAGTCAAGGCAACAAGAATTGTTACCCCCGAAAGTGACGAAAACGGCGCTCCAGAAAACGGGGAAATGCCAAACATTTCTTAACGGCTTACGCCGCCCCGCTTAGGTTGTTGACAAGCGCAACAGCGCAGTTGTCGTTGTGTTTGATGGCATTGTCAATACAAAAGTCCCTGCGGTAATTGTTTGAGAACCAAAAGTGTGGACACTGATGGCCTTGTTGCTTTGAGTTGAGTTGTAGACCAGTACGCAATCAAACGCAGTTGCAAGCGTTACCGATGTGTATGTGATACTCGCTGATGGTGTCCAGTAGGCTACACCAGCAGTGCTTGATGAGTTGGTAGATGTCGGAGTATTGGCGTTTGTTACCGTTACCCCACCCGCAGAATAACCTGCGCCAGACACTTCTCCGGTTGCAGAATATGCAGTAGTTCCAGCATTGATGGTGGCGCTTGCCAAATACAAAGCAGCCTTGACAGTATCTGTTGTTGGAGATGTCAAGCTGCCGCGAGACACAATAGTTGAAGTACCAAGCTGATGCTGACCTAGCATCAGTTCACCCATGAAAGAAGTACACATTGATTGGGAATTTGCCATGATCTATCCTTTAACCTAAAGCTGCTGTTTCGCCGCTGCCAAAGACGGGCATTTTCTTTAACGTCACATGCGCAGATCGGTGAACAAGCTCACCATCTAGCCAGTACTCAACCCAAGTTGTGTACTCATTGTCATTATCAACATTACCTTCCCGCTTTTCAAGCAAGGAATCATCCATGTCGCCTTTGGTTGTTGTGACTATCATTACGCGATCCTTATGATTGCTGAAGTGTTTGAGGGGTCAGGGAATTGCACTGTAAATGTTGCAGACGATGTTTTGTCTGATCCAAAGTCCAATACACAAACTGCTGGGTTACCCGTAGTAGTTTGATAAATCAATGCGCCCCGCGCAGTCAAAGATGCTGTCCATACTGCATTGTCGAAGGAGATGTATGCCGTTGTGCCTGAGTTACCTACAGTCGGAACCTGCGCAATCGTAAGAGCAAGACCACCAGCCGTGTACCCTGAAGCCACAACTTCGCCCGTAGACGTATAAGCCGTGGTAGTGGCATCAAGCGTGGCTGCATTAGTGTACAGAGCCATATAGAACGTGCCGGACGTAAAGTTGAACGTCCCGTTCATCATGCCTGTTTTGAATGTGTTGCAAGCCCAGTTGCCCGTAAAAGCCATTACGTCACCGCCTGTCTGTACTGTCCAGACCGGTAGGCATCTTGACGCTCCATACCATCACCCAAACGTTTTGCCAACGCAAGTGCTTCTTTGTATTTGGCATCGTACCCAAGCATAATGTCTGGCTCACCTTTCATGTAGGTGTAAGCCTCAATAATTGATCCGTACAACAGAACAGTGTCAAAGTTATCGCCCAGCCATGTCTGACCTGCTGCATTTATAACTGCCGTGACAGATGCGGAGAATCCTGATCCTGTGCCGCCAAGATTTGTATTTGCTGCGCTTATGGTGTTGCCCACGTAATAAGAAGAACCGCCATCTACAATGGTTACAGTTGTTACTGATCCGCCATAAACAACGACAGTGGCTGTTGCATTCTTACCATCCCCGCCAGTCAGCGGGACGTTATAGTACGTACCATCTATGTATCCAGTGCCAACCACAATACTGCCAACAGAAGACAGCTTACCCTGCACGATTGAATCTGGGTAATAGTAATAATGCAATTCAACGCTGTATCCAGCATCAGGGGTCGGGCCAAGAATAAACGACAACTCATTTGAAACTGTTGTTCCATTGACAGATGGGCCAAACAACGCATAGTATTTTGGAATTGCCGTATCTGTTGGAGTTGGGTATGCCTGACGTATGAAGTTCACATCTTTGTTCAGCAAATACTCATAAGCGCCAGTTGCATCAACAACAGCAAGTGAATACACAGCGAGAAAATCATCTGGGCAAGAGAGGTACTTGTTGCCGGACGTTGTGGTTCCTGTGACATTTTTGCGTATGGATGGGAACTGAATCGTGTTGTAAATGCGTTGCTCAGCCTGCTCAATAAAAGTATTGATAGGCGTAGGATCGGTGGAATAGTTAAAACTATTCTCCGTGTAATCCTGAATCGCAGTTACAAGCTGGATGTAATTCATGCCATCGGGCCTCTAGACATCAGACCTTTGGTTGCTGCGCCAGTACCACGCATTTTGATGCCGGTTGTCTTAGGTTCTTTGGTGATGTCACCAAGAGAAACCCGACGAACAGGATTACCACCGGGGGTGGATGCGTTTGCAGGCGTTGTGTTGGGGTCGGGACGGAAGCCGCCATTGTTAAGGGAGTCGTTAACAGACATGCTCTTGCCAGTCATGGTGTGTGGCTGTGCATAGACGCTGGCGTTGCCAACTTCTTTACCCATTCGCTTGTCGCTGAATTTAGCCATTATTTGCCCCTTTGATTGTTGGCGCGAGCCATGTTGCGGCCAACCGCACGCATTTGCTGACCAGTTGGGCCACCTTTTGCCATCTTGTGCATACGGCCTTCGTGACCCTTAACCATTTTTTTGGCCTCGGTGTCTGCGATTTGTTTTACCTGCTTCTTGTCCATCATCGACTCCTACGTTGTTACCACTGTGACTGTACCAATTTGTACAGCCATTGCCAAGACATTTGGCGTTAAATACGCATCGCTTGCACTTGATCCACCAACCGGATTCCAGCCCCACTGGAAGATCCGACTACCACCCCCGTTATACCCATCTGCCAGCAAGCCAGAGACTTGATAACTCAGGTCAGGACGCGGATCACGCACCCCTTGCGGGTCATCCACTGGATACATACCCAACTGGAGTTGCGGATGGTCAGGATCCCAACACTGAGGGCACACTTTCAAGTCGTACGTCTTTGTTTTGACAACGAGCTTTTTAAGTAACGTCAGTTTGTACCGAAACCCGCAGCGGTCACACTCTGCAATTGAATTCTTGCCAGAGGAAAACCGATTACCCATCAGCCACCCCCAATGAACATCTGTCTAGGCACGAGACGCAACGCGGCGCGTTCTTGATCTTCGTCAGCCGCAGTCATCCAAGCCTCGTCATACTGCGCTTTCAACACTTGCAACCGTTCCATGCCACCGGGCACTTTTAAAGCCACGTAGTAGGCCAATCCAGCCACCATACAAGGCACAAAACGAAACGGCACGTCCATGACATTCACACCATTACCAGCATCCTGCACGCGACGCATGCGCCAGTACACAAATTGATAGGTCTGAGAGCCATCAGGCGTTGGCCAAACGGTTATTCGGGGGAGGTTGGGGACATATACAGCTACACCAGCGGTGTGGGCTGCGGCAGTCGTGTTGTTCTGAGCGCGGAAACAGTCCCCCAAGTCGTTGCCATCCACGTACGTGTAGTAGATTGTCTCGGTGCCCAGTGTGATGTAACCTGATGTGGCCAGACCAACTGTGCTGGAGAGGGTAATTGTGGTGTCTGTAGATGTGATGGTTGTTGCCAAAGTCACGCCAGCAGGGGCGTTCTGGCCGTCCAGACGCTGATACCAGACCTGAATTGGTCTGGCTTGGGTCAGTTTGTTGGGGATGGTCGCATAGGTAGACACGCTGATGCGTGTGATTGTCAAATCAGACTGGGTGGAAGCCACATTTGCATTGGTTCGGATCACATGATCCAGCAAATCCACCGTGTCGGTGGGGATAGCGTATGTGTTCAAACCTTGGGTAAAGGTAATCGTACCCTGCTCAAACGTCCACATATTGATGCCACGGTTTGCCCAGTCAGCAAACAGTAAGTTTAATGATCGCCGCGCCGTTTTAAGGTCATAACCAGTACGCAACTCTGAACCAGCACGCTCAAAAGCTTCCTCCACCAACTCGGTGAGGTCTAAATTAAAGCCTGTTGATCCAGAGGTGTTTGCCATTATTCTTCGACTGCTTTGGTTTTCTTAGCTTTTGGAGTCTCAACTACCACTTCAGGCTCCGCAACGACTACGGGCGTAAGCTGGCTTTGGATTTTATCTAGCAAAACAGCCAGATCAGGATCGTCAACGCTATAAGCACTCAAATACTGGGCGTGTCTAGCACGAACAGAGTCAAGAACAAGTTGGTCTTCTTTGGCAGTCAGGGTGAGTTGTGACATGATATTTCCTTATTTCATTTTCTTGAGGGTTTGCGCAAGACGGGCGCGTTGTCCCATTTTGCCGGGGGCTTTTGCAGCCTTGGCCAGTTTACCAGCGGGTATGGGTTTATCACCCTTTACACCCAACGATGCACGCAGTGCTCCGGGCTTCTTGATTGCTTTTTGAATCCATTTTTCAGCCATTATATTTTCTCCGCAGTGTTGTACGCCGTCAAAAGGGCGTTTAAGCGTTGTATTTCTTTATCCCGTTCGTCAAGTTTACGAAGTAAGCTTTCATTCATGTCCGCCCACATTACGATCTGTTCCATACGCTGCTTGTGATCCCTGTGCATGAGTTCAAACATGCGTTCAGAAACCTCAAGTTGTTTTTGGATGAACGAAATCACTTTCTAAATCCCACTGTTTTCTTTGCTATACCTTTAGGCTGTGCCACAAACTGCTTACCCGCTGCCTTACCTTTGCGCTTGGCCTTTGTTGTCGCCGCATATTCTGCGGGGGATAAAGATTTAATTGCCGCTTCTGGTAAGTATCTCTCACCAGTTTTAGAAGATGGCTTACCTGATTTGGTACGCCACTTCTGGTCGCCCCAGTTTTTTAAGGACTGTTGCGGCGCTTTCAATCTCTGTAACCCCCACCCGCTGCCTTGTATTTCTTAGCAACAAGCTGTGCTTTCCTTGCTGACCATTGACCTGCACCAGTACCTTGGGTAGCCGCTGCTTTGACCTGAGACACGATCCGCTTGCGCAATTCTGGTTTTGTATAGTTTCCCGCAGCATTAACTTTTCCACCCTCTTTGAATTGGGTGAAATCGGTGTTGTCCCGGCGTGCTTTTTTCACGCCTTTGGGCATTTTTGAGGGGTTGATGTCCCCCATACCACGGGATGGTCTCATGATTTAGCAGGCCATGCCGCCTTTTTTCATGCCCTTGTTACCGGACATGGTGATTTGCGTGCCTTTAGTTTTGCCTTTAGAAGCAATACCGTCTCTGCTGGGAGATGCTGTGCGAACTTTACCCATTGATGTGCTGTTGCCAACATCAACGGAACCGCCAGCAGCCATCTTCTTCATGCCGCCTTTTTTCATGCCCATCATCTGTTTTTTGTCAGAGGCCATATCAGCTTTAGAGCCTTCTTGTGCGCCTTTCTTTTTAGCCATCATTGCCATAAATCCGGGGTTCATTTTTGTTGCCATAGTTCCACCTCTTTTAAAAGTTTTGCCTTTGTCGGCAGTTGAAAAATCCTTGCCCACAGACTGCGGGACTCCGACTTTCTTGGCAAACGCTGGATTGTGGGCCACCGCTTCCATGAAACTGTGTTGTTTTTTACTTGTGCTCGGCATTATTTTCCCGCTTGAATAAGCTGGTCAATTTTTGCTTCAAGCTTGTTAAAGCGTTGGTCAATGTGGTCAGTAACTCTTGCAACTTCTGCTTTAGTAGCTGTATCACGGGCAATCTCCTCACGGGTTATGTTAAGTAAACGGTCAACTCTTTTGACATCCTCAAACTTCTCTTTGATAAAGAACCATAAAGCTCCCATCAAAACAGAAAGTGCGGCAGACCAAATTGTATTAATGTCCATCAAACAAACCTGCCCTTCGTCTTTCCTTTGGCGGCGCAGCCATCGGCTGCACTTACATAACCACCATCTGCGCAGTTCCATGCTCTCAAGGATTTGTTAATCCTCGAATCTGGGTCGCTTGCGGTCTTGGCGCTCGTGAGCTTCGACTTCATGCCTTTCATCCGGGCGCAGAAAGAGTCTCGCCTGCTGCCGCCTTCTGGTTGTGGAGGCTTCAGGTTGTGTCCTTCTTTCTTCGCAGAGGCTCG